AAATTAAACATTTTTATTTACCTCCTCGTAAGTTACACCAAGTATATCCTCTCTGCCAATAATGTTTGGTGTTGCATCTAAAGGTTCTGGTGGTTCTAATTTTGATTTTTTTGTTATTAACATGCTACCTTGTGTAGTTGTAGAAACTATTGGATCTTCAAGTCTATGATATCCATACAGTTTTTGATCATCTGGTATATTCATGTCAAGTAAAGATGAATTATTAGCTACATTAACTTTTATACCTTTTGATATAGCAATAGCCAACCAAAACTCGCAACAAGCTCTACCAGCTTCTGCAAAGTTGACTGCCTTGTGTGTAAAATCAATTCCATATAAATGCAAATCTTTAAAATCATGGGCGATAGCATATGCAAAAGCATAAGCAACTGTGTTATTTAAGTAAGCATATTTTGTTTTTTGTAGCACCTCCTGCAGTGGATACTCAACAACATCTGGGCATCTTTCATCAAGAGTACAAGAAAATATAGGTATATTAAGTTTTGACTTTAATCTATCAGCCATTATGGAAGTTTGTTGACCAGCGTTCGGTGTATCTAAAAACCTAGAAGGAGGATCCATCATAAAACACTTATCGTGATAAATAACCCCAGACATAGAGTTGATTGCCCAAACTTCATCAAATTTCTCGCTTCTAATTTTAGCAAGAATAAATTCACTAAAGCTATTACCTAAACCGACAATAGCTACACTTTTACTTTTCTTCATGTTTGTCTTTGTCTAACCAAACCTTCTCTAAATGAATCAGAATAATTTCTACCTTCTGCATAATTTTTGAGACGTGCAATAGATTCTAAATATCTACCGTTATATAAATCTAACAAATCTTTTTCCCCTTTCATAAAGGTATATGCTTCTACTAATGTACCATATAGTAAAGCATCAGGGGCGTTTGTACTAATCCAAGTTGATCCACTATTATCAGTTGTAAGTGATGCTGGTCTATAATAATAATGTAGTTCTGCTGTAAAATCAGCATTTGGTGTTGGAGCTAAAATAAAAGTACTAACATCAAACTGTGCATAGTATTTAGGAGTACCTGTCACAGTAGGATCAGGATGATATTCTTGTAAAAAGTTTACATCTTTTTGTAGTAGAAAAACATTTGCACCACTGTTTATTAATGACAAAGAAAAAGTAGCCATATAATCACTAGGCTTTTCCAAAAATTTATTACCTGAGGTAGCAGATCCAGTGACATTTTTACGAAAATAATCTAAATCAACAGTTTTAAAAATACGTTCTTCTGCGTTTTTAATAAAAAATGGTATCTCAGCTACAAACGTACTTTCATCATTTTGTGTCCACTCCTGCACAGAAGCCGTGAATGTGGTTAATGTAAAGCTCATGATGTACTCACTGTTACTGTTCCTAAACTTATAGTGGCACTAAAAGAATCTAATTTTGTTCCTAGTATGCCAAGTCCCGTATTGGTTATTACAATTAATTGTTTATTATCATCCTCTTGCTGTGGTCTAGGTTGATAAAGAGCTTGTGGTTCTAATGGTGGTTTGCGTGGTGTAAGTTGAGGGTGTTTAACCTCATACTCGGACCGATGAACAACATTGCCATTCCATTCCATAACTCGCTCTCTGTATGGAAAGGCAAATCCAGACCTATCTGATATAAACTTTGATTTTCTTCCAATAGCGTATCTAGTCATACAAATCCATAATAAGTGCTACTAGGTGTTAATGTTAAATTAGAGCGATCTCTATCTTCTGCTGAAGCACGCTCAAACTCTTCTTCATATACAGCTTTTAATATTTGTATTCTATCTGGTGCTTTTTTCATCGCTAGATAATAAGCAAGTCCTGCAGTCAAACATGGATAAAACCTAAATGGTACTTCCATTGTATTTTTAGCTGTATCTGCGTCTTGTATCCTAGTCAAAGCATCGTACACAAAAGTATCTGTGCTGTTCTCTGGTGTAGCCCAGAGTTTTAAATTAGGTGTTATCTGCCTATCTAAAAAGTACTGACTAGGTCTACCAGTTGTTGACTTTACTGGTATATTGATATATTGATCCCTACTGATTCTACTAATTGTAAAATCTGTAGTTCCTCTGCGTATAACAGCATTGAGTATATCAATTACATCTGTTCCTAAACTATATTCCGCTGTACCTGATGTTAATGATTGTGTACGTTGTTCAATAGTCCATTGATTTAATCCTCTATTTGCCCAATCAGCTAGTAATATATTTAACGAACGTTTGGCTGTTTGTAAGTCGTAACCAGTCCTAACCTCTAAGCCACAACGCTCAAAGGCTTCTTCAATATATTCAGCTACATCTAGCTCAAAATTAGTAGAGGATGAAGTGGTCATTAGCTATAAGGACCTTTGACTACTTTACCACCATTAGCAAAGCTCTTTTTCTTCATAGCACCACCACCTACGGCATAGCTTTTCTTTTTCATAGCACCACCACCCATCATTTTTTCTTTTTCGTTAGTAGCACCACCCACTGCATAGCTTTTTTTCTTCATCATTATTTATTCTCCTTATAAAGATTGTTGAAGGTTACTTCGGGATCCATATATTGTTCATGTTCCTCTGCGTTATGAGTCCATTGACTCGGTTTAAAATCGGGAGCTCCCTCTCCAGTTTCCCAGAGTGCAGGGGAAGTTACTCTAACCCTGTTATTTGGCAAGGCAACAATGTTACCAGTCCAATTATCAGCCTTTATTAACTGGATGACATGACTCTGCTTATGCTGAGCTGGATCATCTGCTAAATCAGACTGACTGTAATCTATTGTAAATAAATATTTACCGATATGCAACCTATTATCTATTTTACATATCCATGGACTAACACTTACATAATCTAACTTAACAACACTATGGTGATGTGAGCTACAGTCCCAAGGCTGAGCAAAGCGTGGGTGCATAATGTCAGGCATAGTTTCTAAAGGTATATCAGCAACCAATGCAGTCAGAGGCATTCTAGCCCACATTGCTCCACCATGTATATTTGTTTCATCTGTACCGTCTACCTCACAACCAGTAAACACGACTTGAAAACCAAGTGTTCTATCTGGCATGGTAGTTACAGCAAACGCATGAGCATGTATAAATTCACCTCTGTATTTTTCATGATTATGCGTAAATTCTTTGCGTACCCAACATTTAAAGAAGGGTATATTGCTAATCAAATATGACATTAACCTTTTTTCTTAGCCGTTGGTTTTTTCTTTGGTTTTTTACCTTTACCAAAAATATGAGCATCAACCTTCGCCGCTTTACCTCCCGTTAGTACAGAGTTTACGCGAGCCATTGCCCATTGGTTTGGTGTTGTTCCAGGACGGTGTCCAGTTTTATAAGCGGCGAGACCTTTGTTGTAGACTTGACGAAGTTGTCCAGCCGTAACCTTTTTACCTTTTGCTCTAGCTTTTTTAGCTTTTTCAGCTAATGTTTTACTTACGTTTGCTGACACTTTTTTTCCTCCTTTTACTTGGTATTAAACCTTTATTAACTGCTCTAGCTCTTTCACTAAAGCCTAACTTTTTTCCACTCTTAAGTTTTTTTCTTATTGTTTCTAGCTTTGCTACCATTTTTCTTTTTTCTCATAGTTGCACCTTTTATAATATCCCCACGAGTTATTTTATTAAAAGGTGGTGTTAACGAAGCTAACTTCTTTTGCTTGGGTGTTAGTTTTTTCTTCATTTCTTTTTACCTCCATACATTTTTCTAAATCGTTTTGTGTACACAGACTCTTTTGTTTTTCTGCGTTTACCTTTTTTAAAGTCTGTGCTGAACTTATAAGCAGATGGATCATTATCTGCTTTGGGTGCATTACGTTGTATTTCCTTACGACGTTTAGCACGCTCCGTGCTTGACAAGCCTTTTAAATATTTTTCTGGTATTTTACGTTTTGTTTTCTTTTTCTTGGCTGGAGGTTTACTAATTTGTTTACGCATTTGTCCTCTCGTCATAGCCATTTTAAATCAACTTATGTAAAAAAGGGGTTATAACTATTAGAACGGCAAGCCCCCAAAGTTTAACATCAAACTTATCAAGACTCTTTTCTATTCGTTCATATCTTTTTCCG